CCGCCCCGAGACCACCGAGCAGCGTGACGGTCTGCGTGACGGTATAAGTGCCGGATGGAATGAACAGGTTGCGCGGTCTACCAGTCGCCGTGAGATCGCTCACCGCCGCCTGCAAGGCGGCCGTATCGTCGGATATGCCATCGCCCTTGGCGAGATAGTCGCGCTTGAGGTCCGCCCAACTCGCGAAAGGCCCGACAAATTCCTCGCTCATCATTCATCCCATCTATCACGCCACCGCCTTGACAGATTCAACACAATTCAATTCTTCGGCTACATCTCTCACTACTTCGCCCCAGCGGTACTCATCGAACTTGTGCTGTCGAAATACACGAGTGTTGGGATACCACGGACTCCGTTCGTTCCAAATAGCCCCTGGCCTCCAGCACATGAAATGCCATGACGAAGAATTGCGTTGCGTCATCACCCACGTGGGCTTGCCCATGGCACCGGCCAGGTGAGCCACGCCCGTATCCACAGTAATAACGAGGTCGAGACACTCGATGAGGGCGGCCGTGTCTGCCCAAGTGGGGCGCTCGGGGAGAATGTCTTCAACGTATGTGCAAGGGTTCTGCTTACGCTCTGGCCCAACTTGTAATGAAACAAACTGCACACCAGAGCGCTCTGTCTCATAGATCGGGCGCATGACATCGAAATGCATCGACTTGCGCCGGCCATAGGACTCAAGCCACACATCCCTGTCACGGATAATGCCGGACGACCAGCAGACACCAACCTTCCTCAAAGGCAACCTGAGTTGCTTTTGATACTGCTCGACCAATTTCGGGTCGGCCTTCAAATACGGCCCGCGCCACGGAATCTTGTCTACCTCGGTCCCCATAGCGTGCATAAGGCTGCCGATCGGGCAATGGTAGTCGAACGGCTCGATCCGCAATGATCCTGGATAGTCGGGGGCGACGCGCACTACGGTCACCCCGGTACCCTCGAAGCTGTGCCGCATGAGGTCGAACATGTCGTTCATGACCTCGTAGCGCACGTCGTAGCCCATCTCGGCCAAGATCGGGACGTAGCGCGCCAGAACGAAGTTATCGCCCGACCCAGCTTCCGTATGCACATGGATGGATGTTTGACGACCATCTGTCATGACTGGAGGTGCGTCATCGCCCCAAAGAGCCGGCAGCACCGGCCTGCTGAACCTCTTCATCGGCATGGAAAGGCTACCGAGGCGGTTCTGGTTGGCCCGCTGCTCGCGCTCAACCGACGCCTCACGGTAGCGCCCAACTGATTCCAACGCGTGGGAACGGTGCCAGCGCACGATACCAGGATCACGCGCGCCCAACTCCAGAGCTTCCAAAAACGTGTCAGCCGCCTGCTCGTGGAGAGATTGCCTGAATTCTGCGAGGGCCATGACGTGCTTGGCGTCACCGACCCGATCGGTCCCGCCAGCTATCACGTCGTTGCACAGTTTCTCCACCAAACCATAGTCTGCCATATCAAGGGCTATCGTGGACCTGTTCATCTTCACGGCAGCAACGGCCTCGGGGTCGGACTCGTCCACGACCTCGATCGCCTTGTCATAGGCGATCACTGCCTGGGCCGCCTGATTGTCCTCGTGCAATATGCCGCCCAGCATTGCCCACGCCCGATAGTTGCCGGGCTCTATGCTAGCCGCTCGCCGCGTTTCGTTTATCGCTCCGGTGTATGATCCCATATTCAGCAACACACGACTGGCAAACTCCAGTCGATAGTCCACTGCCATAGGATCGCACTCTATGGCGGTGCGATACCAATCTCCGGCCGTGCCGCGGAGATTCTGTTTAGTCGCAATGCGCGCGAAGAAGGCGCAAGCTTCCCCGCGAGCGATCCTGGCCAACCCACCCCACGGCGGCGGCGTTGTCATGAGGACAAGGTCATAGAGGTGCGAAGCGGCCGCGACGTTACCGTGCTCGACATTCCATCGCGCCCGCCGGATCAAGTCCTCGACGGACTCACCCGTCTGCTCAGGCCGACGCGTGACGTTGGAGAATCCGACTTGGTAGCCAGTGAACTGCACGTCAGCGCCAACAGAGTGGCAGTACCTAGCGACGAACTCGCCTTTCCCTCCGATCTTCACCCGCGGCTGGAAGTCCTCAGAGACCGTAGGGGAGTCGTCCACCGCCACCAGCGTATCCGACCTCAGCACGGGCAGGATCGCCATGAACTCCTTGAGGTGATGGTGCGCAGAAGGAACTGGATCGTGCCATTCCATGTCAAATGAATCGAGGTACAGCAGATCGACGGGCGACACCCACGAAGCCTTTGCCGCCCTCGTCAAGAACTCCACGCTGTCGTCGCAATGGATGGTTGTTTGAGAACTGACCTCTCTCCTACATCGCTCAACGGTTGACGGATTAAGATCGACCGATGTTACTTCGCCGCCATTATCCACGACGTAGCGATCAAACAGGTAAGTGGAGCACCCAGCCGGCCCCCAATCATTGGGGTCTCGAACGCATCCGGTCTCCCATACGCACGCCGGCCGATCGATCGCATCGAGGTACTCGAACATCTTGCGGAAAGTCTTCTCACGCACCCCAAGCTTCGGAGCCGCAAACCCGTTGAACCAACCCCAGAAATCTCCCATTTCTTACGCTCCGTCCCACAGTCGCGCATCATCCTCATTCATCCGAACAATACCCTGATGCAGCATTTCTCTCTTCGCGGCCACTGAACTCGGCCTCTTAAATTCCCCACCGCCATTCCCTAGGACGGCGTCCACCACCTCCGGCTCATCCATCCTCTCGTTAGGTCGCCGCGCACAGTACGGACAAATGATCCACTGGATATCCACCTCTCGGTCGCAGTGCTGGCACTTGAGAGGACCGGCCTTCTTCAACTCCCGTTCCTTGGGATGAATCTTCGTATGATTGTCACTGATATAGCCATCGTCGTGCTTCTGGACCTTGCCCATCCCGACGCATCGCGAACAAGTGCCGCCCGTCACACGAGGGAAGCCAGAGGCAGTATCAAGCACCGCCGTGCTGCCGATACCACGGCAGTCAGGGCAGTCTATAGCTTCCCAGTGTTGCCAAGGGGAACCATTCTTCCACTTATGGATAACGTGGTCGCCACCAGCAACGAACTTGACACACCCGAAGTCGATCGGCGTCTCCAGATTAAGTGCGTCACACTTGCCCTTGCCGGGATCGCACGCCCAGTTCGTTATCTCCGAGCCATCGGCATAGCTCGTGACCTGGGACGTGGTCCAGCTCTTGCAAGCATCGCATCTCACGCTAGTAACACCCCCACGCACTGCGTGCGAGTCTGCCGCGCAGACGTATTTCGCTCTCGATGCGCTCGCATTCCTTCTCCTGCGGGACGCAGCCCATTTTGCCCTTGCACATGAGGTCCCAGCAGCCGAGACAGATCAGCCTCATGCACCCGCGGCAGCACTCGACATAATCCATCATATTGCGGCGATTATGGATCGTCGTGATGTGCCCGCAGTGAGAGCAAGTGGACTCGTGCGTCTCTCGAATAAGGATGCGGCCGGGATCGCCGATCGGCCCCCAATATGACTGACCGACGCCTCCCGGCTCGAAGTTGCGTAGCTTGGGCACGTATCAGCGTTCAACGAAATTAATATTACCTACGGCCGAGGCCGCGAAACCGCCCGTGATGGAGAGCGTCCGCATACCAAGACCAAAACCGGCCGTCGCCGGCACGATAATGTTGTCGCCATCGTCGAGCGCGCGCCAGCGATAACTGCCGCGCTGGTTGATAGACCACGACTTGAGGTTCAAACCGTTGCCAGCCGTCGTATAGCAAGGCTCAAGGGTAACCGCGTTCATGAATAGCGCGTTCGACACCCCATCCGCCGGGTCAAGAAGATTTGTAACGATGGTCGAGCCCGTCAACGTGACGGTGTTGCCTATGCGGCTCAAATCCCACTGGTCTTGGCAGTCTGTGCTGGAAAGGGCGCCGGCCTGACCAAACTCTGCCTCGTAGAACATAAGGCGGCGAGCCGTCGCGCCAGCCCAAAGCACCCCGGCAGACTTGAAGGTCGTCGTGACCGCGTTATAGAGCAACGGTGCCGAATAGTTCGCCATGTGCTGGACTCCGTTAAGACTCCCTAATCATAGCCAGAGATAAGCGACTAAACAACCAATGCGAAAACAAGCCCTTTAGCAACTCACACCAGCGTTGCCGTCAATGCCCCTGGAGACATAGCTATCGAATCCCCGGGATTGACTGTTTTCGTTAACGTGGCGAAAAATAATACGTTGCTCTGATCGTCAAACAGAACAATGCCGCGAATCGTATGACCAGAATTGAACGGGCCAAATGTCATCGACCCGGTACTCACTGATGTGCCAAGACCGCCGACAATCGTCGCAGCGCTGAATGCCGGTACCTGCCGACTGTAGCCAGAATCAACAACCTCTGTCCCAGTCGTGTTTGTCGGAACGTCAGTGGTCAGACCGCAAGTCACTGATAGAGGTCGCCTTGGGCTTCCCGTAAGAAGAGCCCAGTTGAGCATCCCAGTCTGCATGAACTGCGCTATATTCGCCATTGACGATCACAGTGGCAGCGGCATCCAATGCGTTGGCCAGTCCTTGTGGTGATTGAACCCTTTTGCGGCATCGTCTACATGCCACATATGGGTCCCATCGGCTTCATCGTCAGCGTCTTCCCAATACGCAACGCGGCAACTATCGCCACGCCGAATCAAAATAGAGTTTCCATCCTTCGGCGCCGTTTCCATCGGCCGCCACCCACTACTAACAACCGCGATCTTGCTTTCATCGACCGCAAGCTTGACCTCGCTCATCTCATTGTCCTCGTTAAAGGCCGGCACCAGGCGCGTAGCATCTGATCCACATCTTCCTCCCATCAACGGACCACCACACAACAGGCACACCATGCCGATTTGGATCGTGAATCACAACTTCATCAGGAACCTGCATCCAACCAGAAGAAACGTCATCGCATTTCAGATTTGGAGACGTATCCGGTGCGATGATATACCCATTCGGATGCAGGCATTTGCGCCAAGTGAACTGCACCCAATAATGTTCGCCGCGAATTTCCTCTTCAGCATATGTACCATCCGAGGTATTACAGCACGGAATGCCTGAGGAAGGTGATTTTTGAGAACGGAACCACTCCCGCTCGGCAGGGTCAACCTGCGCCCACTGCCCAGGATATTGCGTATGTGAATAGGCGGGACGCACCGCCAATAGCGCCAATACCAACGCAGCAATGAACGTTTTCATAGGAGTTTTTACCTAAAATAACCCTGGAGTCCCGGAGTCAGATAGATAGGCACAATCTCAGCCTGCTTGCTGGCACGATTGTACGCCTCGTCACGGTCCATCTTCCTCACAGCCTCAAGCGCAGGAGCGTGGATGCGCGAGAGCCGGTGCGCCAACTCAGCCACATAGGCGTCGAGCCAAAAGTACGGCACGTTGGCATTACCACCCTGCGGAAGATTCGCATCCTGAAGCTGGGTGTAGATGTAGTAGTTCATTGTGTATGTGGCGTTGCCATCAGGCACAGGCCACAGCGTCAGCGTCGATTGGATGGTGCGGTCGTGCCAGAATGACGTTGGAAAACCCTGTTGCGCCGGAACCGCAAGGCTTGCGTAATCGGTTCGGCTGATAGGAAATATTATCCGATTCGACGAACCATTGTTGATATAAACATCAAGCACCGTAATCGCATTCGTCGGGACGAACCAAGTTGCCTGTCCTTGGGTTAAAGGCTGACTGACCTGGATAACCGTCCAAAACGTGATGCCGTCAGCGCCCCATGCCGATTGAAGCAAATTAGTCTCGTTATATGCATCCTCCATGTGCTCGGCAGATAGAGAGGTGCGCGCAATACCAATGCGCCGGTAAGCCGCTAGCGCGAGACTACCGATCGATGGATTGAACAAATATTGGCCCGAGGTCGCCATGACGGGACTCTATCATCCCGTGCCGGCCTCAACAATACGGCACCGCAACACGCCAGTTCCGGCGCTGATCGTCAGCCTAATGGCGACAGCCGGGGATAGAAGATTGCCGTCCTTGGTTGACGAAGCGGCAACCAGCGCTACCGTGACGAGAGAAGTAAACGGAAGCGGAAACGCCACACCAGCCTGCAATAGGTTTGGATCGTCGTAAGTGTACTCAATGGAATAGGTCGCAGACCCAGACACAAGCTCGACGGCAATGCCGACGTTAAGTGGCGGAGCCCCGCGCCAATTGAGCGCCAGCCACGGGCTCGACCCGTTTGCGCTCGTACCAACCTGCGTCGCTGTCGTTCCCGCCGATCCCGCTGTCGGCGTGACACTGGTAACGGTGACGAAATCCAAGTTCGAGCCAACCGTGCCAGCGTTGACACCGTTGAAACTGTCGGTAATCGTTGCACCAGAGGCATTGGTGCCAACAACCACCCAAACGACACCGTTTGTGGCGTCGGCGCTGGTTGTCGTGACCAAAACGCGCCGGCCAATAGCGCTGTTGGTGGCCGAAGCCGTGTCAATTGTGACAACGCCGGCCGTCAACGTTAGCGGCGTGCCAATCGTGCCGCTTTGACTTGCGGCTATGGCGTTGGCGCTCGCCGCAGATAGTGATTTTGTGAAGACAGTTCTCATTTGTTTTCCAAATCCCCATCAAGGTAATCTGCGGCTTTCCTAAGAATAGACGATGATTCGCGTGCGTTTCCCAACACCCAATTACATGATGCACATAAAAGACCGCGAACTTTCTTTGTCTCATGGTTGTGATCAACAACTAACACGGTTCCTGATTTCGGCGGTGATCCACATATCGCGCAAGTACCATTTTGCGCCAACAGCATACGACTGTAGTCAGAAAGCCTTATTCTATAGCTGAACCATAGCCATTCATTCTTCGATTTTTCTTTCGACTTTTTATCACGCTGTCGGTTTATGTCGCGGAACCGCTTCGTATCTGCACGGCAGCAATCCGCGCATGAATTCTGACGGCCGTCACGATTCCTCCTGTTTGTATGAAAGTCGGCAATAGGCTTAATGGCATTGCACTTACGACAACGTTTTTCTGTCCTCTCTATTGGATGCGCCAAGCGCAAGCTGAGCCTATACTGCTCCACACAATCTATACACTGCGTTGACCAACCATCTTTTATTCTGGCATGGCGCCTAAATGACGCAATCGGCAAAATCTTATTGCAAGCGGCACAAAGTCGCTCCTGCGGAACAATAGCAAGTGAAGAAATAGTAGCCACGCGTCATTTTACTTTCTTCGCAACGGCTTGTCAGCCCTAAACTTTGGCTATCGAATTAGCCGATGCCGCCGATAGGCTCTTGGTGAAGACCGTTCGCACTGATCACCCCCTACGGGCCGGGTGATCCGCCCGGTGCTTGGAGGGCGCGCCCTCTACATGGATACTCGGATAGCGGCGGCGCACCTTGGCTTTGATCTTTGCCATTTCAGCCGGCGAGGCGTTACCAGCTCCTCGCGAAAGAGCGTTGCGAGCGCGATTCGGCGTATCGATTGGATAGCCTTCGCGCTCGGGAAACACAAAGTCACTACGCGGCAGTGAGTGCCTTTTGGCGGCCGTAATCTTGGCCATGCCGCACCTCAGTCGCTCCTGATTCCGTGCGGTGGAAGCTCACCTGGGGTGACCTCACGAATCTTGGATGCACCAGTCAGAGGTGTCCTCTCGGCACCAACACCCTCGCCGCGCAAGCGCCCACCACGGGCTCGATGAGCCCGGTGAGACGACTCGTGATGCACGTCGCCATCCGGGTGCTCGATACCATCATGGACCGCCCCACCCCTCTTGTAGTTGTGCGGGTGCAGATCGTGGTGCGGGTGCTCGGAATGCTTGGCGTGGTGGTGCTTGTGGTGGATAACGCCACCATGGGCACGCTTGGTCATCTTGTGACTAGCCTTCCCGCCGGTTCCATCGACATGGACACCATCGGCGTGAGTGCCGCCATCGTTGTCCTTGCCGTAGGGATGATGCCCAGCATGGCCGACAACGCCGCCCTTGGCGCGCTGAACGACACCGCCGCGCTCGCGCTTCGGACGGTCGTGCCGCTTCTTGGCGTGCTCGCCCTCGCCGTGGACGCGCCCACCCTTCTTCTTCTCCTCAGCCTCCTTGGCCGCGTTCTGCGACCCGCCCGCATTCCATTGCGGCTTGGAGGTAAGGCCACCGGCCATCCGGTGCTTGGCCCCATGACGTAGCCTTGACATTTCGCTACTCCACCCGGTTCCGTGGGCTCGGCCGCGCGAATTACCCTGCGCGCGATCAGGCTATCTTGACTTCCCCAACCGTGTACGGCATAGAATGCCGTATGATTGAGATGGGCCAGAAATTTGGTTCTCTTACGGTACTATCTCGTACCGAAGAGCAACGCAACAGAAGACAATGGTTATGCCAATGCATTTGCGGTGCCAAGGTAATTTGCTTTGAGAACAATCTGACTCGATTTAAGAGTACATCTTGCACTTGTGTTACCAGAGCAAAACAAAGCCGCTCTGCCACTAAACACGGTCTACACAATACGACAGAGTGGAAATTGTGGACGGACATGAGGAAGCGGTGTTTTAACCGCAACCATGAAGCGTATGACAGATACGGTGGCCGAGGCATAACCGTCGATCCATCATGGGATTCCTTCCCACAATTTTTGTCTGACATGGGCAAGCGGCCGTCACCGCAGCACCAGATCGACAGACGAAACAACGATGGTCCATACTGCAAAGACAACTGCCGATGGGCTACTCGCATTGAGCAAGCAAACAATAAGCGAAACAACACTGTTCTTATCTTTTCTGGAAAATCAATGACAATCGCACAATGGGCACGCGAAACAGGACTGAACCAAGACATAATTAGCTTCAGAATCTCGCGCATGAAGTGGTCAGTGGAAAAAACGCTAACCACACCGCATCGTGGATGGGGACCTGGGAAACGGCGTGGCTCAATCGTCATTGTGGCACCACGCCATAAAGCGGCGTCGGATTGAACGGCGTAGCCGAGATCAGGTTGTAGAGCGGGATCGAGGTAAACAAAGCCAAACGCGCCGTACCATTCGCAACCTGCCCGGTCGGCGTCGCCGATGGGCCACGAGCGCTCGGTTGGAACGTGCCGCGTACATCGCCTGTGGTGCTGGTAGCCGGATTTGTCAGATCGGCCTTGGTCCATGTGCCAGTCGTTGCTGGTCCGGCTGCAGTAATGAACGAGCCGTTCCAAAATTCGTTCGTGTACTCCCACCGATCTGTCCTGACGACAAAACCGAACAAGTCCGACGTGCCGACAGAGTAGGTGTGGCCAGCGTCAGTGGCCTGCGGAACAACCGCCTGGATGTATTTCCAAGTCTTCTTTCCATACACAGCGGTCGCACCGTTTGCGACGATGTTTTCCGTCTGCGGCTGATTATAAATGTCCCACCCTTGGATTTGCAGGGTAGCCGTACCGCCGGCTGTGGCCACGATGCCGACGCCACGAGCAATCGACTGCTTCGGATCGAGGAAGCCACCAATGCCGCCGGCAAGATACGGGAAGGCACCGGTAGGCGTGGGATTTCCCAGCCAAGAGCTGTTCGGAATGTTGGCCGTGCCAACCATCTGCGTGGTTGTCGTCTGAGTCGGGGCCGCCGACAGCGTAATAGTCGTGCCGCTCACCGACACCACATAGCAAATCAGCGCGCTCGCGCCGGCCGCAATCGCGTTCGGCAGCACGAGCCATTGCCCAGGATAGAAGTTTGAGGCAGCCGCCAAACTCGATGCAGTCGCGGTGACGGTACCATTGATGCTGAACGTGTCATTGGCGGCATTGGTAGCCGCCGCCATGAACCCGAAATCAAGCGCAATGTTCGCGAGCACAAGCGTATTCGACTGAAACGGATAGAACGGCACCGCCGTCGAAATGCCCGCCGAGGCCGCAGCCAGAACCATCGGCGTGCCGCTCACAAGGGCAGCGGCCGCAGCGATGTTGACGGGCGTAGCCGCACTCGCTGCCGGAACCGCATCGCACGAAAGAATGTACGGGCTATTGAGGTGGGCGTAGACGATACCTTGGCGACCGGCGCCATAGTCCTTTTGGACATAGTAGCGGCAATCAAGGATGCCATCGCCCTGATAGCTCAGACTCGGCCCCGCATCGGTGTTGAACTCCGAGGTTCCAACAGGAACCGGAGTATTGGTGCCCGAGGTGAACGGCACCAAGAGTTGCCCAGCACTGACGAACGGGCCGGAATTGATAGTTGCGCTCATCGGTCAGGCTCCGATCCGGGAGTTGCACTCATCGGTCAGACTCCAAACCTCGCGATGCGTCGGCATCGGAAGAATGGGCGGCTTCATCTCTGTCCAACGTCCACGCAGCTATAATTCCAGAGATCGTATCCGGCCCCTTTACGTGGAAAGGGACTCCATGATGATTATACACAGTCAGACTATCATAGCGACCGCCACGAATATCAGACGTGTACAGTTCAATTCGCACCGACCCACCGTCGATGGATGGCAACTGGCCATCACGATGGTGATCAAAAGTCGTGCAGCGGCCAAAGTGCTCTATCTCGCCAAGAAGCCTAGCAACACGAGCCTCGGCTACTGTTCGAAATCTACCAAGATCGAAGACAAGACCGTGTATCTCTATTCGCGCCCTAAATTTGTTGCCATGAGGATAAATGCCAGGGAATCCGCTGCTGCTGCGGTAATGCAACGGCTTGTTGTGGCTGTTGTCGCTTTTGCTAACATCCCTCAAATTCGACCAACGATTGTCATCGCGAACACGATTTACATGATCTATTTCGTGCTGCGGCCATTCGCCGGTCATGTAAAACCACGCCAAGTGATGCTCAAGATAGCGCTTGTAATCCAACCCAATGTGCCGATAACCAGCACCGTGACGACCACCAGCCCTATCCCCAACGTCATGCAAAGCTGACGACAACTTCCAGCTAAACAAGCCAGTCTCAGGACTATAATCCAAGCACTCTTTCAACCTCTCCAAGGTCAACACTGTTGCCTTGATGTCTTTGCCCTTCCGATTAAGTTCCTCAATATTCGAAATCCTCAAATCGGTAGGGTCGGCATTGACGTACCTAACGCGCCGAGGCCATTTGCCGTGGATATAAAACCACGCCAGAGGTCCGCCGCTAAAGCTATGTCCATCAACAGCAATCATCACGTTGCCAAGTTCTGTCACTCTGCCAGCGCCAACCGCACCGTATTTCCTGTGGCCACTCCAAGACCATGTCCTGCCAGGAGCTTTGCGCGTAAATGCTCCCGTCTGAGGATCATAGTCAAACAGCTCCTTAAGCCTTTCGCGCGTCGGCCGACCTTGTTTCTTTCTCATCTCCAATGGCTCCATCTATTGATGGACGCCAGTTAAGCCATTAAAACATCTTTGTCAAGTAAAATACGTACCGCTTTTGGGAGGCACCACAACCGACATACCATGGTCTATTTGGACTTTCTTTGCCGCCCTAGTTTTCCGACACTATTTTAGTGGCACCACTTGTCACCGTTCGCCACAGTTAAGTGATTGATGCCATTACGATGTTGGCGTCGAGCCCCACAAACTGCGCGGGTCGTTGTAGTTGTACGAGTAGCGTTCCCAGCCCTTGACAAGTAAGTTATCCGTCGTAAAATCGACTTGCATGTCGATCTCGAACGGCTCGCGTTCGAGGTAGAGCAAGCCCGGCTGGTCCGTCTTGATGTACCAGGGGAAGGGCGACGTGAAGAAGACGTTCTTCACATATTCGCTGATACCGCCGGCAACGGACGGAATGACGTTCGGATCGTTGTCCGCGGTGCCTGGGCGAAGCTCGGCGCGGATGAGGCGAATCGCGACGGGCTCGTTGTTCGGGTGGATGACGAGCACCTTGCCCGTGGCCATCATACGGAGGCCGGCGTTGTCGTAGAGGCCGGTCTGGATGGCGATCATGCCATTGAGCAAGGTGGTCTCGTTGAGGTCCACTTGAGTCGTTGGCGTATTTGCCCAGGTCGCGGGACCAGACCCGCCGGCTGGCAGCGGATGCGCGGTATTCAACAGGGACACACCATCGCCACCGACCGTAGTGTCGAATGTGGTTGCGTTGTTGAAGACGGCTGCGGCGTAGATTTCCTTGGTCTGCGCAAAGCTGCGCTGCAAACCGAGATTCGACGGCCGGAATTGCGCCTTGTAGAGGTTGTCGCTGATCGTGTTGCGGGTGATCGCGTAACCAAGGCCGATGCCGGTGTGAAGCTGGTTGTAGACGAAAGCCTCGCCAGCGTTGTTGTCGAACGCCGTCTGGCCACCGTCAGTCTTGAGCTGCGCGAGCGGCAGGAAGCGCATCGACGCGGTGCGCTCTTGGCTGAGTTCCGACTTGCCCTGGTCGAACAGCTTTGGCCAGATGGCAGGCCATTGCTTGTACTCTCCGACCACGCCACGAAGGCCAGGAAGGAGAAGATCGCGGATTGCGGCGACGTTGATAGCCATGGATCAGACTCCGAACAGCGACCTGCCAAGCAAGTTGTTGAAGGACACGACCACGTAGTTGTTCGCTGTCGTGATGTCGGAGCCGTTCGCAGTGGGCGGCGTAGTAATCAGATTCATCACCTTGAACGGAAACGTGTTCGTTGTCGTTGGCGTGTCCAACGACATACCGGAAATTCCAGTTGTAGTGTTCCCGGTAGGAGCAGCAGACGGGATGTCGGCAGTTGCCCCAATGCTCGTGTAGTTGATCGGCCCGGCATTGGCCTGAACAACCCACTGGGCTGCCGGATCATCGACGACGTACGCCGTCACATCGCCGGTCGCATCGCTCCCTGGCCAGTAACGGTTCCAGACCGTCTTTTGCTGACCGGTCGAGAAGTACTGGCAACCGACAAAGATGCCGGCCAGTATCTTTGCAGCCGTGGCGCCATCTCCATGAGTCCATTGCTCTATGAATCCTGATGGTCCGGTTGTGTTCATGCGAACAGCATCGCCGAAGAAGATCGCCGTGGCATACCCTGCCGCGATGCGGTACGGAGGATTAGAGTTGAACGCAAAGTTGGGCGGCCCCGAGGCTACACCCCACCTGCGAAATCCGAAGAAACCAGCAGTGTTCGCCATCGTTGACCTCAGCAGCTCGGTTCGCGCACACGCGACACCAAACAGAATCAGCCTGTGGTTTAGGATGGAAGCTTTATGAACCCGACGCGGCGGGCCTTGGCATCCGGGCAACCAGCGCGGTCAACCCCTCTGACACATCTCGTGGTGCGTCAGGAACTGCGGCATACTACAGGATGTTTTTAGGAACATACAATGGGGCAATGGCTTGACTACTTTAGACAATCAACTCCTAACACTCAACAGAGCCTTTAATAGCGTTGAATACAAATCCAACCGATTCATCTGCATCTGAACAAGTTCCCGAGCATACGCTACATGCGCCTTCGTTTTACTTACACCAGGGTAGGTTACTTGAGCCGCGTCTTGCTGATCAAAACTAAGGTGCACACGTGCCGGGACTGTAATAATGACAGTCCCACTACCGCCATCCTCCTCCGTTGCGTCGTCAACATTAAGAATTTTGTCGAGCCAAAGGCGATCAGACTCCGTCTTGTATCTAAAATCCGAAAACCCTTCTCCTTCTCCATCTAGGATTCGTTTCAGTGTGGCCATCGTGTCCAGAAACAGCTTCCTAGATTCTTCTTTGGCCTTCTCGGTAAGTTCAATGGGCCGCTGCATTAGAATCATGCCGCCACTAATGATGTGGGGACCATGATGTTCAGGCGACACTAAACTTGGTTGGTCTTTGGGGCTTACAGGCTCCCATCCCCTCTGCCTTAGCGAGGCTAAGTCGGATGGGTCATGATCACCCATGACAGACCAACGTTTCCACTCGTAACTCAAACCTTCAGGAATACGATCAGACGGAATCTCAAATGTCATAAAGTCTTCCTCACGCCGTCGCCATCAACACCCGCTGATCCCGCATCGGCTTTTCATCCGCCAAGGCGTCAATGATCACGGCACGCATGTACGACGATGCGGCTACGCCGTGGCACTGCGCAACGTATTTGAGCGCATCGTAGTCGCCATCCGTCAACCATGTGGTGACGGGGTGCTTGAGGCGCTTTGGTTCAGGCTTCTTACGGGACATGACCCAGTCCTCGGATGCGGCTGAACGCTCAGTCCTCGACGACCATCCGGCCAATCTCTTTCACGATCTTGGGCTTCACGAGATCGCGGCTGAGAGTGTCTTTGGGGGTGATGCCGAGACGCTGTTCCTGGAAGGATATCTGCGCTTGAGCAGCCTGCCGCGCTTCGCGCTTCGCCTCCTCCGTCAACTCCATCGGCCTTTCCATGAGGATCATGCCGCCTTTGAGGATGTACGGATCGTTATAGCCGGGCGGAACCCAATTGGGGTGACGCTTGGGATCGACAGGCTCCCAACCCTGGTCACGCATCGAGGCGATGTAGAACGGGTCCTGCGCGCCGACGTTGCTCCAACGCTTCCACTCGTAGCTCGACCCTTCCGGGATTTGATCCATCGGAAGCTCGAACGGATTGTCCTGGCCAGCACCACCGCGGCGGCGCCTGATGCGCTGGACGTGCGCGTGCACAGGATCGTGCTGGGGCTCCGGGCCGGCGGCTTTGTGCTCGGGGACGTGCTGTGTGCCGCGACTTGGCGCGATCGGCGCCGCTGGCGCTCCCTGTGGGCGCTTACCTGGCTGTGCTTGGTTCATTTACGGTCACGCTCCCATCTGTATTGATCCAAACCTTGCGATCATCCTCACTGTTGAGGATGGCTTCCAATTCAGCGATCGTTGGTGGGGTTGTTGGTTGTAGCCGGACGTTACCTGAGTTAATCGTGCCATATCCAGCATGGACAAACTCAACACGCTTAACCGTCACGCCGTCAGCATGATACTCAATGGCCTTGACGCTCGGGCACATCGGCCCATGGATCATGCCGCACCAACGGCACTTGCCTATTTCAGTAACCGCTGTCGTACTCAATGTGTCAGCCTCCCGATCTTGCCTTCCTTCTGCGCCTCGATCAGTTCCTTGGCGTAGAGAGCGTAGGCTTCCTTCGTTGACTTGTGCGGGTAACTGATGCGCGCGGCCTCTTGCTGATCCCTGTTCAGCGTAACTCGCGTTGGCGACCTCGGCGATTCGCCGGGTGTCTCGCTGCGACTGACCGGCGCCGATGGCGACGCAGGACGCGTTCGCGCCGCTCTGCTTTCAGGCACAACGCCTCCTTTGTTGTTGTTCGTCGCGGCAGTAGTTTCGGCCGCCTTGCGATGACCAGTGTGTTCCTCGATCGTGCGGAAGTAATCTTCCGAGTTGAGCGCATAGCCCTTGGCCAGCGCATCGTGGTGACCAGCCATCATCATGTTGTGTTTCTTCTGGTCGCCACCGAGTTCGAGGACTGCACCATCTGGCGTCCGAACGCGCGGCGGCAAACACTCGGGATGCGAGCGTAGCCAGTTCTGCGCCTGTAGATCATAGCCAGACAGATATGCTTCGACCACGTTCTGACGTGACGGCGCGGTGGATTCGACAGGGCCGCCGGTATCGCGCGATGGCATAGCCCGTTTCGTCTTACCCGACTCGTAGTCGGCCTTCTGCGCTTCCAGCCTGTCAAGCTTCGACGTGGCCTTGCCGAGCGCAACTTGTGCCTCTGTTGCCTTGGCGAACTCGCCGTCTTCCATCGCCTTCTGGAAGGCCGAACCATAAGACGCGACTTCTCGCGTTGCAGCCTCAATGCCGTGCGTGATGACAGCTATCTCGCTGGTCTCAGCTCGCTCTACCGCGGCTTGCGCTTCGGCCTCACGCTGCGCGGCTCGCCTCTCGGCATCCTCACGCCGAGAGCGCTCAGACGCCGCTGTAGCCTCAGCAGCTCGCTTAGCTTCTTCCGCAGTTCGGATCGCTTGTGCGAGAGCTTCGCTGGCATCTTCCTTGAGCGCATCGGCGGCCTCTTCCTGTCTGTCGGCAAGCGCCGCTGCGGCTTCGCCTTTGTCCCCGGTCTGATCGCCGCCGCCATCATCTGGCAAGTCGATAACAACCTCGGCGTCGTCTTCAAGTTCAACAGTTTCGTTTTCGGCCATCGCTTAGCTTCCTTGATCTAACCATGCCCATGTTGTGCCACGTAAAATGTGATAGATAGCGCCGGCAGACATCGAATAATCTTCGGCAATTTCATAACAGCCGAGTCCAGCCGCCAACAGTCCCCGAATGTTACGAACATCTCTTTCAGAGAGCTTGGCAGAGCCGCATTTCTCGCCACGATTGTGCGTTCCGTGCTCCAATCTGTCAGCTTGATTTTCAACTCTCGTAGCCCACCGAAGGTGCTTTGTATTGCAACAAGCCAACTTCTGACCATTACCGCACGAATGAGCCGCCTCATGTTTTGGCGTCGGCTCATTACCATGCGCCTTTCTACACACAAACCTCGTAAGAGGAATGAGCTTTCCTTCTTCATCACGAATGTATGGCTTGTATTTTTTGCTGTATGGCCAAAACAGACAATTGTCACCCTCATAGGCAAGGGCCTGCTCAATAAATCTCCTCGTTTTCCTAGTTGCAACATAACTTGGGGCACCGTATCGCCGCTTGCGGAGATAGTGAGAATTACACAGACCTTTACAGATCGTAGGCTTGCCACATCCGCCGACTGCACATAACTTCTCTGTAGCCATCGATCACTCCATTGATCGCTTTGGTTAGGGGCCGCAGAACGTTACAGCGTTCTTGTGGCCCCGAAGATTTACCACACCGAATCAGGCGATGGTATAGAAAGCACCACGTCTTGGTCTCTAATGATCCGGCACAGTTGCCCATTTATTACGATCTTGCGACCATCGCTAACCCAAATCGACACCCAGTCGCCAACTCCGACCTTCTGTTCTGGGTGAAAGGTGACATGCTCGTCAGACACAAAGGCGGTTGGTCCAAGAGCCAAGACCAGCGCTGCTTTGCCTTGCATGGAATCTTCATTACGCGTCGAATCCGGTAGATGGATGCCGCTCTTCGTCTTCTCCGGCCTCTCGTACACGCCGAGCAATACGTCGTTGCGCAAGAGCTTGAAACCAGGAAGTTCTCCCAGCTTCTTCATCCCGATCTTCTTGTAAATCACCTGACGAGGATCGTTCTCGTGTTCCATCAGCATAAACGGCATTAGAGTTCATCTCCCTCTTTCGGACTACCGTAACGCGTTTCCTCGATTTGTTGACACATGGCCAGGACCGCATTGAATCCCGTTATCTCACCGACTCGCTTCTGGTAAGCCGAGTAATCAGCGGCGGCGCCAGCCGCCAAGTTCGTCATGCGACTGGCGATCTCCTCGCTGATCATCCGATGCAGTGCGATGTGGAACGAGTCGATCATACCTTTACCAACGGGAACGCTATGCCAAGACGACGCACCGTAGCGCCAAGCGGCTCTCGCTTATTCCATGGCCTGAAGTTCAGTAACTCGCATGGATCAAGTTCTCCCCAATCTCCTTCGAAACAAACGGCACGGTCGTCAATTGTCAAAAAAGCGGCCGGTTTCTGTGTTGGGAATTTGAACGCAGCGACGAATTGACGTGCAAAATCGAGATCGCCCCATTCATGCGCCGCGTGAGTTTCGAGCCATGACTGCATGGCAGAAACGCCAGCAGATGATTTGGAGCGACTACTGTAAATCTGCACGTCCCACCATTCCGTCGCTGCCCACAGCCAACGCAAAGCTCCAGGCACAGGTGGATCGGAAATGGTAGCTTCATCAGTCCACTTGCTGGTGTAGCTGTGAATTACACCATCAAAGTCGCAACAGAGGATCGGTTTGCTCATATCGTGCCAACCGCCTCCGGCTTCTGAAGCGGCGGCGCCTTCTTGCCCATCTTCTCCAGCCGGCCCATGCCGCTGTGGCCACCGAAATGCTGGTGTTTCCCACCAGGGAGAACGCCACCACTCGCGCGATGGTGGGCATGATCGGCCGGCTTCAAGCCTTCCTCTTTGAGCACCTTCTTGATCAAGCCGCGATCTTCCTTGGCATCGCCGTGGACGCGACCGCCGCGCTTGCGCACCGGCAAGCCGGGCGGCATTCCACCGGGCGGTGGCATCGCGCCTGGAGGTAGGCCAGGAGGCGGCATGCCTGGGGGCATGCCAGGGTGCATCGCGCCGGGTGGCGGCATACCGGGCGGCAAGCCGGGAGGCACGCCAGCGCCCATAGGAGGCCGTGGAGGCGGCATCGGCGGTCCACCAGCCGGCGGCATAGGCGGCGGACCACCCCCGCCACCACCCGCCTGTGGAGCCACAATGACGTTGACGTGGGTATGGCCCTTGCCCTTGCCGGCACGGCCACCCTTGGCCCTTGCGAGCACGGAGCCGCCGTCGCGATGCTTTGGAGGATTCGACTTCATCGGACGGCGTGCAATGCGATCATTGCGAACGCGCGGATTGCTGACATCGGCCCCAAAGCCGATGTCACCCTCCGGCCCGTTCATCTTGAGCCGATTGCTCTCGCCGGGCACATTGTCTTTCGATGCAGCACCATAATTGCGCGTGAGGCGGTGAAGCTTGGCAGAAGCGCCGTCACTTGCTTCTTTTTTGTTCGGATGCGCCATCGTCGCTCTCCTTATTGCCACTCTCGTTCTGGGGAGACACATCTTTCCCGTTTGGAACGTCACGATACCGGTATCGACCCTCGACTTCACCAGACCCCAATGCTTTCGGCAAAAACGCTGCTTGAACAGCCATCATTCCCTCCTAACGGGCAACGGTGCCACGTCTTCCGGCGTCTTCGTCGCGAAGTCGGTCTCAGGGACCGGCGACTCTTGCTGATACGGCCGATGCTCTTTTGCTTCGGCCTCTTTCATCCGATCGATGAACTTAGGTGCGTGCTTGTAGCTCGCCTCGGGAACTGGATAGGTCATGGAAACGGCCTCCACTTTTCACGCACTACAGACGGCGCTTCATCATGGTAGCGCTGTGTCGCGTCAGCCAGCACTCCGTAAAGGTCTGCTTGCCGTTTGTGCTCCACACTTTGGTCCAAACCAGAGCGCGCACGAGACTCATGTTCCTCTGCTCGATTCCGTTGATTGGCAACAATCGCCAGAGGATTCGCGTCCTCATGCTCTCTCAGCCAATTCAGTTGAAAGGTCACTTCATCAACCTCTTTCGCAGGCTCGATCATCGTCCACCTATGAATTGGGCCAACCGGCCATGCCATGGTATACGACCAGGACAACGATGCTGATGATCAACGAGATATTGACCGCACGCGGCAACATAGATGGCCTGAAGCCAAGGTGCCTTGCCAGCCCCATGCTTCTTTCGTCTCTGGGATCTGAGCAACCTGAAAAATGTCACCCACCCCAAACGCCACTTGTGAGGCTGCGATGGAAGGCCGTAAATCTCATAGCTCACGGCGCAACTCCCTCTTTCGGCTGCATCGCACGATCGTGCTGACGCTGCATGTCGGCCTGCGCGGCATCATGCTGGCGCTGCGCATCGCTCTGTAGCGCCTCGTGCTGACGATCTAAGCCGCCCTGGACGTGCTCGTGCTGCTTGGCCACACCATCTTGTGCCATCTCATGCTGACGACGCAAGCCCTCGTTTACCAATTGGAACCGCCGATCCGCAACACCCTCTGCCGCCGTAGCGCGACTTTGCTGCGTGGCAAGCGCCAACTTGTGCAACCGATCAACCGACTTTTGCTGGTTGTTGAACGCCATATCACGGCTAGCGCGATCCTGGTCTGACTGGTGAATGACGAGTTCGCGCGACACACCAAGCTGCGCGATGCGCTCTTTCGAGGCGAGTTCGGCCTGACTTGCCTGCGCTTGAGCCGTCGCATCGGCGGCCTTCGTCTGAGCTTCCTGAATGCGCGCCTGGGCCGCGAGCATCGTTGCCTGGGCCGTCATTTCCTCTGGGCTCGGCGGCTGCGATCCAGGCGCGGGCGGCGGCCGGAAGAACTGGTCGCCGTCGTCAATTCCCATCACCTGGAACGCAAACTGATCGACCTTGTTCATGTCGATCTGCGGGTTGGTCTGCGCCATCTGACGCATAGCCACGACCTTCAGGTAGCGCTCGGTCTGGCTCGACGTGTTCGGATCGGCGCGCGGCACTAATTCACAGTCATTCAGTGCCGCAATGAACATAGAACGGTGCCGTTCCTCGGCCTGTTCCTGTTGTTCGGCAATCTGTTGCTGTCCGGTCTGCCGCATCAGCGCTTTCAGCACCTTGCTCTTCTTGTTATGACGCCAGAGCGCGGCAGGATCTTCCATCAGAAGCTCTTTCAGCATCCCGAACTCGACGCCCTGGCTATGATGCAAGCGCTTGTGCACCGCCGACATGAGCTTGGTTGCCTGCTCGATCATCGCAAGCGTAGTGCCAACCGGTGCGTCCTGCTTGCCCTCACCGATCTGAAGCTCCGCTGTGCCACCGACGCGCTGCGCCGTTTGCGCAATATTCTCAATAAGTTGGATGAAAACGGCGGAGGGGTCTTTGTACGGCAGAGGCATAACCGCGGTGCGGATGTCGTTTCCGGTCGTATCGACGGCAACGCCAGAACCGGGCGCAACGCGGAATTGATTGGTCAACTGCTTCGCAAACGCCTTGAGATACAAGAATCCGGGGAAGTTGGCGAACATGCCGGCGTCGATCATCAATCGCCATGAGGCCGTGACCGCCTTCGTTGCATTGCCGAGAATGTTGAGAAGGCCGATCCCGTAGAAGCCAAATCCGGGGATGAAGATGTACGCCACAATGCGATTGAGCGGCATACAGAACTCGTCATCCTCATCCCAGTTGCGGCGGATTTCGAGAATCTGACGTGACTCTTTGTCGATCACGACCTTGTACGGAAGCGGCAATCCTGTTGGCTCGCCATCAAGCTCGTGCTCGAAGCCAGGAATCTCGATCTCGCAGTAGCACTCGTAGAACTCGCGCTCTTGGTCATCAGGTTCGATGTAATTGGCCGGCGCGATGCCCTGAACCTGATTGATCTTGTTATCGACCGCATTGGCCATCACTGGCACCGATGATATCGGTGACAGATAGATGTCGCGATACGCGCCAACCAACTGCATGCGCTTGATCAGGCTCGGCCGCATCATGATGCGATGCGTAACGCGCCCACAACCATCAACGTCTGTCGCAGCGTTACTGACGATCAAATCCTTGGCATCAATGCTGGCGATGACCGGCCTGCGCTTGACGGGATCGTGGTAGCCCTTCTTGAAGGAAATACCGCAGAAACCGAGCATCAACAGCATGCGATCGGTGTCAGGAACGTACTCCTTGGCCGTCTTTGTCAGGTAGTGGTTGAGGTCTTTTTCGAGCGCTGTCGCCAACTGTGCCGCAAGCGAATTGCCCTCGCCGTCATTACGCACTTTGACCGGCCCGTCGCTCGGCAACAACTCGCCGCGGGCGTTGGCCTGGAAGCGAAGCACGGCCTCAAGCAACAGAGGGTGATCGACGGTAGACGTTCCCTCTTGCGGATTGCCACCGGACGCAGCGGCGCCACGAGGCTGCTTCACCTCAAGGCCAAGAAGGGAAATGCCATTGGAGAGATTGTCGAGCCACTTGGATCGACTCTGGTCGTCCTGCTCGATGCCGAGGAGGAGCTTTTCGGCTATCTGCGATAGCGTACCGTCGGTTAGGTGCTCGGCGAGATTGGCGTTGAACTTATCGGCGTCGCCGGCCTTTCCTGACTTGAGCGGCGGCGGACCAAGACTGACCTCTAGCGAGCCGTCCGCCAATGGGACTTGCGTCGTACCGGTGTCAGCGTCGAACCCATTGTCTTCATCGCCACCAAGCGCAACAACAACATCATTCGACCCGCCCGCAGAGAACGGGGACGCTGGCGCGGGCTTCCGGTAATTGCCGCGGAGGTCAAGCGGGAACACATTGGCCATCGGGTAGGACCATACCCGACAGCTTAAGCCGTTAGAAGATCATTACCTTTAGCTATTATCTGACTACTTTAGCAAATCATCCCTGCGCGGTTGCCGCACTCACCTTCCGGCGGTGCCGTAGTCCGCACGCTGATCGCTGCCGAGACAACGCTCGATCACGCTGACCTCGCCAGACCCGAATTGCGCAATTGTTTGCTCGGCCATTTCCCTGATCGACTTCTCGAAAGCCTTGCGAGCCTCTATGTCGCGTACCGTTGTCGTGGCCATCGCCTCAAACCTTCGTATGCTTGAACTTGCCGCGGATCGTGCCGGCGTAGTGTCCACCCTTCGACTTCGCCGCCATCAGGCCGTCGTAGGCTTCCTGTGGAACGTCGTGGTGCTGGTAGATGCCGCCGTTCTTGAACTCCACCTCGACCGTCTGAGACTCGGCGTCATAGCCTATGCTTTTGATGTTGCTTGACACCACATCCTTACGTTCCATTCAATCCTCCGCTCGCAACGGGTGCAACCGCCAAACGTCCGGCGGACCAACGTTATACAACTCAAAGCACAACCCTGGCTGATATGCAACGACGCAACCACTAACCTGACGGACAAATTCCGGTTGGAATGTCAACATCTCGCAAAAAATAGATCCAGCAAGATTTGTCGGCCTTGGACTCCAAGACCTATCGTTCGGATCGCACCAGCAAATCCGATGCGGATCAGGCTTACGCTGGACCATGTCGAACCCAAAGCTAAAAATGTACCCATCGAAAGCCTCAAACAGCTTCATCTAATCCTCCACAACTGCCTGATGCTCTGGGAACAGCTTCACCTCAACGGGATGTGCAGACTTGGGGAAGACGTGCACCACCCCCGGGACATGAGAAGCCTTCGTCTCGGCATCGGCCACATCGGTGGCCTCAACATCAACGAAAGCCTCAATCTTGCGCATGACCCTTACGCGCCAAGGCTTAGGGCGAATTGCCATATCGCAATAGATGGCACCATTCACGCGCCAGGTCAATGGCATGGTGGCGCGTCCGGGTGACGATCCCGGCTCATGGCCTTATGAGAGCCATCATATACCGTTTTCATATGGCGATCTCCCTTCGAACTCCGACTAGTTGGCGCGCACGGGAGGAGTTGCCCCCCCATCTTCCTTCCTGTTACCTTTGTCTCGGTTCGTAGCCGAGGGGGATACGTGCGCATCACGCCTCTCTTGTCTCTCAGCGTTTGCAAGAACGCCGATAATAATCGCCATGCCAAGCATAAACGCTAGCAATGACAGCGGACCATAAGCCAGTTCTGGACACATCGTTTGCTTCCCTTATTAATTGGGATTTATATACATGAGTCCATCGGCTCGTCAAGACTGGCATATCAAGCCACATTCGGCGTCATGCTCAACCGTAAGCGGTCCAAAGAGGTCGGGTGATCGATGAACCTCGGCCTCCAAATCCGCGTAGCTGTCTCGGCGGTCAAACCAGCCGTTGACGGATTGCTCGGCATCTTTCCACCACTGCACGGCACCGGGCCGTCGCCGTATCAATTCTTTCCGACAGCCTCGCGACTTGAGAAAGCAAAGATCGCAATTGCCTTCTCCGGGTTCCAAGGCGAGGTCGAAAGGCTGCGCGCCCCAAAATCTGAGAACGTCGGGTTCCGTCACCTTCGCTTTAGACATCGGCGCAATGCACTGGCGACCGTCCCGCTCGTTCCGTTCAAGCATCTTGAAGATGCGAAGACCTTCATCGTAACGAAGCCCTATGACCACGGTATAGGTGCATGGAGCCCAGCCGCGCGATGTCATGAACGCATCCATGGCGCGGACCTTCAAGAACTCCGTACAGAAACGAGCCTGCCAATTGGGCGGCATTTTCTTCTTGGCGATCAGAGCGCCAAACGGCTCGCCACGCCTACTGGCCGAGTTGTATCCGACTTCCTCGAAGCCTTCCGCCGTATCGCGCCATTCAACCCAATGGATTTTCACCCCCCAATTAGTTCCGCAGTCATGGACGAATCGAAGCGTTTCCTCGCGCTCTTTGCCAGTATTCGCAAAGAGCGGCAGCACGTAATCCGGCAGTGTGCCGCCATGGGCATCGACGATTTTCCGCAGCATGAATCCGCTTGTGCGTCCTCCCGAAAAAGACACACACGCGCGCGCGCCAAGAAAATACGGATTATCCACCGGACGGTTCCTTGTATGTCAGCCGCTTGCCAGCAACGCCGTCAACGAAACTGTCGAGGCGGTCCAACGTATGCCGCGCCACATTGCCTTCGTTCAAGCGGAAGGCAAATTCATCGACATAGCGGCCGAGGTGCTTCGGCGTGACATGGTGATAGACGCCAACAAGCCCGCGTTTCAGAACCGCGAACACGCTCTCAATCGAGTTGGTGGTCACGCCGTCGCGAACAAATTCGCCCGCGCTGTGATTGATGCTTTCGTGCTTGAAGAACAGTCCGCCGATATCCCGGTAAGCGCCATGCTCATCGGTGTGGAGCATCGAGCCGACTGCGGCGTTTTGCACGATCACGTCTTGGATTGTCTGTGCGTCCGTGTTGGCGAGCGTGAACGCCTTGGTCCGCCCCCCGCGCTCGCGCATCCCCAGGACGGCCGTCTTGCCTACCGCGCCGCGCCCAGCTTTCAGCTTCTTGTGTTCGTGCTTGTTGGCCTCGATCCCGCCGACATAGGTTTCATCAATTTCGATCAGCCCTTGAAGCATAGTCAAGTCACCGCCGCACGCTTCTCGCAGGCGGTGCAGAACGAACCAAGCCGACTTTTGCGTGATCCCGATTTCCTTGGCGAGTTGCATGGACGATATGCCCTTGCGGGCCGTCACAAGCAGGTACATGGCGTAAAGCCATTTGTGCAACGGGACATGGCTACGCTCGAAAATCGTCCCAGTGCGAACAGTGAAATCCTCCTTGCATTGGACGCACTGGTAAAAGCCCGGCTTGCCTGTCCTGACCGAAATGCGCTCGCCGAGACCGCAGACAGGACACTTGGGGCCGGCCGGCCACAACCGACCTTCAATGTAGACTCGCGCGGCTTCTTGGTCCGGGAACCTCTTGAACAGTTCGAACGTCGAAATGGTGGACTTGGACATGACCCGATCTCCCTCAATTTCTGGCGAAAATCTAGCCCGAAACGAGGATGGAGTCAAGTATATAAATCCCTATTAATTGGTGCCAGCTTGCAAGGCCTCGTCATCGTTTCGATCGATGCTCTCCGCGTCTTCAGCGCGGCGCTTTCACCAGATTAGCTTACGAGGCGTATTATTTATCAAGCCCCAGCGCTGCCGTGACCTGCCCCGGCGTCTCACAGACAGAGATGCACGAGCCTTGGGGAGACATGATCTCGGTTCTCGGGCCGTAGGAAGACTTAGGGTAGAACGTCATCGCAAAGACATGCGATGCCACGATATCTACCATGAACGGTGACTCGCCGGGCTCAAGCGTAATGCCCCATCTTGTGAACTTGGCAATCTTCGCCATTTTGGCTTCCTCAGAATTGGTGGGCGAGGGATGGATTCGAACCTCCGAACCCCGAAGGGACTTGATTTACAGTCAAGCTGCTTTGGCCGCTTGCATACTCGCCCTAGACTTGGAAGCGGGAGGCGGACTCGAACCGCCGACCTTTCGGTTATGAGCCGAACGAGCTGCCGCTGCTCCACCCCGCATCAAACTTTCCAAGGTTCATCAGAACAATCGAACACAAACCGCTCGATCGCATCGGCGGCTAAGTGTGGATCAGACGGATGGTATGACGCAAACAAATCCACAATCCCGTTGTCGCATGCAACCCAACCACCTCTTATCTTCGCGTATGTTTCCCAAGACAGCCGTCGTCTCAAATGCCCTGCAATGCAGCATGACGCTCCGCACCGGTAACCTAACCGAGTCTGATTATAGTCTTCCGGCGGCACAGCGCCGCTGCGCAAGTCTCGTGCAAGAGCCAACATTTCCAGACACGCCTCATCGCCTATTAGGGCAAGGGACTTGGGATGAATTTGCCGAACACCCTGATCTTGCCTACCGCTCATCTGACACATCCCTGTTAAACTGGCATTGGGACAATGCTAAGCTACGTGACAAATAGTGTCAAGTGACATACATCTTCGATAGATGACGCACTACCTGGATAAGACTGTCGTCAGCCAGAATGCCGGGCTTCTTGAGTGTCTTGCCATCCAGCGCTTGCTCAAGGGCAAGGTACAAGTTCCCGAGGTCCGGGCTGGATGGATTCACAAACACCACCGACAACTCTATCGGGTAGTCGATCGGCAATGGCTCGCCCAGCTTCATGAACGCCGGACGTAGCTTCTCCCGGTATTGCTGGATCACCACACGATGCATCCTCCTGTGAGGGGCGCTGTGGATGTAGAGGCGGAAGAGTGGTGGGCCAGATTGCTCGACTTTCTGGGCTATCACTTTCATGCTTTGCCTGTTTGCGTAGGCGGGCGCCACTGGCCCGAAAAGGGCATAAGAACGAACACAAGCTGCGTCGGATCGGGGTTTCGACACCCCACCTCTGTCGAGGCTACATTCGGTAACCGAACACAAGGGGCTCGTTCTATCGAAGAGGGCGAACACAAAGCGGCGATCGGTTCATTATCATGGGATAACCGAATGCCTGGGGCTCGCCCGTATTGGTGACGCATTGAGTCGTGGGCACTTTTGCCCGAGTAGGACGCAGCTAGCACGGCCGATCTTCCAATGTGCTATTATGGAGCCCTTGCCGAGGAGTCAAACCCGGTTATCGCCCTTACAAGGGGCGCGCATCATCACCAATGCTTCAGGGGCATTCTTTCCCATCCTCGCCACGACGAGAATGGTCCGACTTCGCGTAATGATAGAACAACTGGTACAGGCCGCGGTCGGCCGAGTACGTCAGTTCCATGAACTTCTGATCCCACGGACGACGCCAGCCTAACGCTCGCGCGAGTCTGCGCCAGACTGGAACGTGCCGGCGAATCTCGCTTAACGCATAATAGTGGCACCGATTGTGATTACGGATGCGATCCATGAACGGACCTTCGCCCTTGGCGTAGCCGAGCAATGAACCCATCGGAGCCCTCGCCGGAGCTTGAAGCCGGTTATCTGCCTTACGAGAGCAGCGCATCACCGTCAATGCTTCGAGGGCGTAAATGAACTACAACCCGACGCGCTTACATCCGGCGCCGTAGGGCAGTTCTGATCGTGGATTCGCAGGATAGTGTGGAAGGTAGAGGCGAAGCCCGGTCTTCTCTGCCCTGATCGGCAGAGGCGTTCTGCCGTTTAACTCTGTGACCTTGTTGTTGGTTGACTCCCCGAGATACAGAAACGTTCGCGCCAATTCGCCACCGGTCGATTTAACCGGTGGCGATACGCGGAAGCGGGGAACTCAGCAGACAGCAGCTTCTGGGCCTAGGAAGGCATGTACTACAGGTCGGAAGGCTTTGCAAGTGAGGCAGACCATGCTTCTGCCGATATGTGGCAACTGTCTTATGAGTGATCCCGAGCTGCGCTGCAATCGAACGGTCAGTGTGTTCGCCAGACCAAAGGTCCAGAAGACGAGAAACCACCTCACTTGCAATGGCTGTCATCAAAAATCACCTGGGGCGACTTGAGCGCAAGGAATCCCTCTGCTGCGCCAAAAGTCAACACAAACCTTTCTATCATCAAACACAAGTTGCGGCTCGTAGCCATCCGCCAGAAGCTGATCCAGCAACTCGCTCTTGACCTCATTGTCAGGGCGATGATCGCCATTCCCACGCATGTAGAGCCGATTGGAGAACCACAAATGCTCCATCAGCCACACCTCTGTTTTTTTGCGACACCGTTCGGCGCGGCCTGACACGAATACGACCGCATCACACCTATAAAGCGTCCTTGCCACCTCGATCATGTGCTGGATCGGCTTGTCCTCTGAACATGCGTCAAAGAACGCGTCCCAGTCTTTGGGCTCTTTCTGGATGAACGGCAGGCGATGCGTGATGTCGGCGAGCGTTCCATCAATGTCAAACACGTAACAGCGCATTGTCCTTCCTCACAGCACTTCATCCGGTGAACCGCCAAGCGGTGTGTCATGCGCAAGTGTCCTGCATCGTGAACACCATCGTTCACCAACGTGAGTGCACGCACCCCACGCGGACACCGGAATACTTGTGTGCATCACGCGAGCACCACACAGGCTAAAGAGATTCCTGGAGTGCGCAAGATGATAGTAAAACGTTCCAGAGATGCCTTCTGCGACCTCTAAGTCTGCCATATGTTCATCTCCCGCTGCTCCTCATCCTCACAAAGTCCTAGGCACTCCTCCGGCAACGGATATCATCTCCGCGCACGTAGCACATGACAGTCATCGCGATCTTGCCCAGCGTCAGAGTTCCAAGACTCGGAGCAGGCTTATGGATCTGCGCCTCCCGCACCGGACGAGGTCGCTGAACTTTCGTTGCAAGCTGACCGGGACGGTAAGTTGCTGGACTAAACTGGTAGGGCCAGAACCTGTAATTCATCGGCCCATCCATCCCGTACATGTGCAGTGTTTTTGTACTCCCTGTCGGCGGGATGTCCCACGCCGCCAGCTCCCCAGGCGCTTCAGCCAGACTGGAAAAGTGACTAAAGCACAGCAGACCACCCGCCGCCAGCGCCAGCACCACATAAACAAACACGATAGGCCGCCCAATCAAGCTCTTGATCATTTAAGTTCTCCTTGTCGTCGTTGACGTATAACAATAATGCCAGCACCAATCCACATCAGCATTAGGGCCAACATAACAAGTGCAGCGGTCTCATCTTGAGTCGCTATCACCACCGCACCCACACAGAGCGAGCCGACCATTCCGACCCAGGAAAGGAAAAGCCACATCATCCCCTCGCAAAGTCCGCCATCACAGCCGGCGCCGCAGAGTCGAACCCTACAACATCTAATGCACATCCGTCTTTCGGGTCCGCGATACTGAAGCCTGTGCTGGTCATAGCCACGGTGATCAGCTTGGCATTAATGCCACTCTTCCAGCGATAGTCACGCAACGCCTGCATGGGATGCACTGAGCCGGCCCATGTCTCCATATCCGTGAAAACGTAGAACACGTCAACCTTCAAGTCGTGCTGCCACGCGTAGACCATCGGCAGAGCACAGTCAGTGTTACCAAAGTTCTGCCTAGTCGTCTTCGCCAACACCGTTTCGAGGCTATCCTTTGCCGTGATGCCGAGATCACGGAAGTCCGTAGCAAAGCCACGAATCATCGTCCACGGCTCGGTGCGAACGGTGACCATGCACATAGCAGCAGCGGCTTCTGCAACACTCATGCTAGTGCCGCCGAATGGCGCACTCATGCTGCCGGACACATCAAGCCCAATGAGCGTGCGCTTGTTGGTCGGCACCACGTTGTCGAACGCCGCATAGAATGCGTCCTCAAGCGCTGCGATAATCGGCGCCGATGGCGACCATGTTCCACTGCCCTTGACGCCCCGCCCCGTCGCATAGACCGCCTTCGCCTGGAGCACCGTGAATGGATGCACGCGCGCCTTCTTCAAGGCATCACGATCCTTGATGCGCTCAACCGCAATGCGCTCGTGATCGGACAGCGGTGTGATGGCACCGATGCGTGTCATGTTGCCGAGATTGCGGATGAGGGCAGTCAAGCCCATCTTGGGCAGCATTGCCTGCCAGACCTCAGGCTTGGCGTTGGCCTCAGTCGGTAGCGCCTCCCACGGAAGATTGTGCCACTCGACACCCTGCACCCAAGTCTTGACATCCGTCGATGCCATCGCGGCACGATGCGCCTGAACAATGACAGGAAGGTTGTTCTCGTTAAATTCCTTCTCGCAGAGCCAACGGTACAGCGCCACCCTAGAGATCATCTCGTCAGCCCTCTTTGGACTTACGAGAGGTATTACAAAGTTGCGACCTTCGTTGACGACGCCCCCTGACGGATGCGCTGTCTGCAACAGCCGCTTGTGGCTATAGCCCTCACGCGATCGGTACTTGATCGCCTGATACGCTACAGCATCGACCGGCTTCTCATCGTACCACCGAGCCACGGCGCGCTTCAGCGTCCGGCCCCAGCCGCGACCAAGGGCACGGACTGCCGTCACGAACTGGAATAGATGCGTGCCGATGCGGCAAACCTGCGGCAAGGCCCCCAGAGCAAGCTGGCGCGTTCGCACGTCAGGCGAGGCTGCGCCGAGCGCCAGAGCGAAGATGGCAGGATCGTTCTTCGGTGCACGACCGCCATCCGAGATTTCCACAATACGCGCTACGGTGCGCGCGGAATCCAGCGCATAGCAGCGTTCAACGCACTTGGCGTTCTCTCGGGTGAGATCGGCGGCCTTCTGGTAGTACGTGCTGGAATCGCTGCCCAGAACCAGAAAGCGATCTAAACGCTTCCAGTCATCAATCTGGTAGACGTGCCCGCCGGCATTGTTGGGAACCTGCCGCTCGTCAAGTGGCTCTGACTGCGGAATTGGCTTGGTAATGTTGCCAAGTGAACTGGCCTCATAAGCAGGCCACCTTGGAATAGATCGCCATATTTCCATTTTAGTGGCCTTCAACAAGGCCCTCAAGAAGCTGTGAACACATGAGCGAAGATCGGGGTTGTAGTCTAATGCTCTACCAACTGAGCTACGCAGATTACTCCACGGTTGGACTCGAACCAACGACCGCTAGATAACCGAACTTCCTGGGGCTCACAGTTTCCCGAGGGCGAACACAAGATGTGCAATCGGACTGTCATCCACTGATAACCGACTGCGGCGGGGCTCGCCCACAGACAGACGTGTCGCACAACCCCTATATCTGTGTCAAGCCGGCTTTGTGGTTTTTTCAGTGGCTTTGGCAACGGCGACGCGACGTTCGTTGATTTCCTCAATCGTCACGCCGCCGTAACAGACGTTTTTTGCATCCAACAGCCTGTCGAGCGCCCATTCTAGCGCTGCAAGCAGGTCCGGCGCGGCGGCGATCAGCTTGGCGTTCTGCCAAGATGGACAAGTCTCACCATTTTGATCGCCTTCATAGCCTCTGGTCAGAACGCAAACCTCTGAACCGTCCGCATCCTTCACGGACACTGAGTGCGTCCAATGCATGCCGACCGAATCTTCGTCGGCGGTCCATGGTCCAGGTGCTAATGCATTCAATACAGTCATCGCCCCCCCTATCGGCATCTCGATACGCCACTTGCTGACGTATTCGTGGAACTCGCGCAGATCAGCGTCACCAATTGGCCCAGAGAACAACACCGTGATCGCACTGGACTTGTCTAGGTTTCTGTCGCGGATCACACCTATGACGTGGAGCGGAGCGTTGTCCGGCAGAATGTGAAGCCTAGCAGGCTTCGCCTCTCCCCGTGCGACGGAAAGCGCTTCGCGCAGACCCTCCGCGATCTTGTCGAATGCCTTCTTGCTCATTGTCGTGTGCTCCCGGCGTCATCCATCAATCAGCCCAACGATCATTGCACCTGTGAAGAATACACCGATCGCAAAGCCAATGGCGCCGGCCGCCCAGATGTCCATCACGCCGCTTGCCTCCAATCGGAGTCACGCGGATCAAGAGCGGACGGATAGCCTTCCACCACAGGAGACTCACCGTTCGGGCCGAACTGAAACGACTCGCAGAACAGCCGCCCTCGCGTAATGCGGTAGTCCAACCCGCCGCACGTCTGGCACGGATCATCCGCCGCTTCCTCGGCCTCCCACTCATCCATGCCGTTTGTTGGGACAACCACCACCTTCCTCTGCCTATACCCTGTCCCCTTACATGCGGGACACGCCTCGACGCGCTCGTGCTCTCGTCTAATCGCCTCAGCGGAAGGGCGGTCAGCGTTGTAGATGATGTGAATGCTGTCGCAGCCGATCGCCGGATCTACTTCCATGACCAGCGGCGCCGCCGAAGTAGATGTCCACTCTTCGCCAGGAAACGCTACATAGCGATACATGCCGCCAGAACCAATCATCATCTTGTGCACATCGAAGTCAGACCCAGGCCGGAATACGCGGCAAATGGACGGCCCAGCGCCCGGAACATATTTCGTGCTAAACATGAAGTCGTTGATGGCACGGAAATCGAACCGCGGCGATAGCCGTATCAGTGCCGCATCGCTTCTCACAATCGGTGGCAAAGCCGGCGCAACCAGCGCCGCCGCCGTGCCGATCAGAAACCAGCGCCTAGTCAGATCTATCATCACACTCACCGCCCATTTTCAGGCCACTGACCTGTAGCCGCTCGTACCGCATCAAGACCCCGGAGAAGAAATGCTGCACTTGCCCCGCCTATCAGAAACTCGCTCATAAAAGGCCTACCTTCGCTAAGATGGAGCAGCCCATCAACGATTATTAGCCCAACAGAGCAAGACACCATTTCCATAAGCCGGAACTGAAATCTAGTCATAGCGCATCACACCCCATATCCCTCGGCCACCGTTTCCTCGTGCGGCTTCCACATTGCCTCGTCTTCCAGCGCGGCCGACATCTCGTCAGCGCGAACGAGTAACTCCTTCTCCCTCGCCCATAGCAGGAACATCGAAATTGTGTCAACATAGTCGTCGTGCTCCGCCTTCGGGAACAACGACGCCTGCGTAATCACCTCGTCAGACCATTTAGTGTCAGGCGCCCACACAGCGTTATCGGTGAACATTGGCACAATTGAGTGAACGCGTGTCACTTTATCCTTCGTCGGCACTATTAGCTCGATGCCCCAGTTGTCACGAGCGTACAGCCGCTTCAACTCATTGGCCACATCGCGACCGCGCGTCTTGTCCTCGATCAGAAGCCGGCGCACCTTGTAACGCTTACATGTATCGGCGACCAACTCTACGAGCCCCCAGCTCTCCTTCTTGCGCGCCTCGTAATCAGCCTTGGACTCGTTTGGGTAAGCGAACACCTCACGGGTGTGTAGTGGCAACCGCTTTGCCCAAGCGAACATTAGCATCGCCCGCCTGTTTACGACTAAGTTACGAGCTGGGACGCCATCCTCCCCAGGCACTTGGATCGTATGAACCCATATGCCCCAGACCGTGAGCGCGTTGTAATCGTTCTCCTCCTTCTCGCCATAAGCTGTGTCCAAGCTTGCAACCACCAACTCAATGTCAGGGAACTCGCGACGCGCGCCAGTCCATTCTAAGCCGTACCGCTGCGCCTCGACGTTGTCCCATGGTTGCCAGAACTCGCGCTTGATGATGCCGCCGCCGGCCGGCACAGGGGATTGCTGATAGCGGCCAGACCAGAACCAATCCCCAAGCCTGCGTAGGCCCTCGATCTCTTTGAGGCCGAAGCGCTCGGGCCACATCAAGTCGCCGTCTTCGCGTTCGTCTTGCCAGGGCTCATCGGCGTCATATTGCGGCAGTGGAACGGTGACACAACGGCGCACTTGCTTCTCGTCGAAGATCATTGGAATCACAAAATGACACCACTCTTCATCGCTATCCAGAATTACCCCAGATACGTCACTATTGTGCAACCTCTGCATCACCACAACAACGGCGCTGTCTTTCGGATCGTTCAAGCGTGTTGTGTGAATTTCATTCCACCACGCTATGGTTTTGGCGCGCACATCGTCAGATTCCACCTCTTCAGTTTGGTGGGGATCATCCACAATAATTATGTCACCACCGAGACCAAGCAGAGAACCGCCGACCGAAGTCGCACAGCGTGAGCCATTCTGTGTGTTGTCGAACTTCGACTTGGAATTTTGATCATCTCGTAGCGAGAATCGATGGCCCCATAGTCGTTGATACCAAGGACTCAAGAGCAGCCGGCGGCACATATTAGAGCCTTCGAACGATAGACGCTCGCCATAGCTGCCACACAGAAAGCGCACTTGCGGACCGCTTAGATATGTCACATCTGACTGTGCCCACACCCACGCCGGCCAACACACAGACGTTACGAGAGTCTTAGAACAGCGAGGCGGAAAATTGCTCAAAAGCCTCTTGATGTCACCATATGTCACCGCTTCGAGATGCTGGCAGTACGCCTCGACGGCCCAATTGTCTTGGAACTCGGAACTGTCGATGGATGACCACGCGCTTCTCACAAACTCGTACAGCGATGCTTCGCAGCGCACACGTTCATCTGCTAGCTCGTATATGTCCTGTGCAAGCTCAGCCTCCACCCTGCTTGCTGGCGGGAGAGTAGCAATGACAGAGGTGAGAATGGCGCTAATGTCCACGGCGTCAGTTCATCATAGAACCAGCCGGCGGCACTACCTCAGCCGACTCCATGGTTAGGTCTTTGCCTAGCACAAAGCCCATGTTGGCCGCTAGCAATTGCTGCAACATGCAACAGGCGCGATCCGCTTCTTGCTCTGTGAGGCACAAGTCAATCTCAATGCCGAAGCTGAAATGACCACATTCCTTCTCGGACACATAGCCTTCAACGGATATGTCGAGAACGTCAGGTTCCGTGCTCATGCGATGGCCTTCATTTGCTGTGCGCGGATGGCTTTCCTCACAATCACACCTTTCCATATCTCTGCGGCTGGTGCCGGCAGTGTCAACGATTGCTGAGCATCGAAGACCCGCAAACTGCCATCCGAACAAGTCGCCACATTTGACCCTATGGTAAAGTGCCATTCGACACACTTAACCACCACCTCGCCTTCTGACTGGATCGCCGTATCAACGACACCGATCGCCTCAGCTTTCCCGAGCCATCCTAGGAACGGCAGCGCGGCAAGCGCCTGGAGTATGCCACGGCGGTTCATGCTGAACCCTTGTTGCTTTCCTTCTGCGCCTTCATTGCGCGCACGATGGCCAGATCATGCGATTTGCGGCCGTGACCGAGATCAGCGCCCTCCGTGGCCATAGCCAACTCAGCGCGGAGGCGGTTGCGCTCGGCCTCAGCCGCCTCGACGCGCTTCAGGAGCTCAGCCTCAACCGAAGCGGCCTGTTTCCATTCATGCTGAGCGCGATCGAACGTTGCACCGCTCATGTCTGCGTCTCCGTTTCCTGTTCCTCGCTATCGCCCTCTATCGTAGGCGACGGCAGTGCGATCTGGACGCCGTTACGCACGAGGATGGAAACCAAGTTCTCAAGCGCCTCGGCAGGGGTAATCTCTCGGACGGCCTCATGGGTGTGCTCGATCTTGTCGCGCCATTCTTTAGGAAGGCGATTGCAGAGCCACATCTTCTGGGCACCAACATCGCCTGGGATGTGCTCGGCTGATGTGGTCCGCTTGACGATGGCGAGCTTGGCATTCTTGCCTTTACCGAGTAGCCGTTCTTCTATCTTCACTACGGGCAGGTTGTATCCGATGCCTCTTTGGTAGAGAGAACGCTTCATTCGTTCATCGGCGAATGCCTTGCCTGCTGTGATCGCCTCGGAAAACTCTTGGTAGAGGGAACGCCACAAATAAAAAGTGTCGATGTGAACACCAAAGAACTGTGCCATTTCTACGTCAGTGGCACCTATTTGGCATAGTTTGCGTGCTTGTTCTATGTACTCTGGACGATAAGACGTTGGGCGCCCGCCCTTGTTGCCTACAGCGAACTTGTTGCCTTTGGGGGCGCCGCCTTTCTTCTTTTGAACTGTCTTGGCCATGGCATGGAAGCTACTGATTTACATCATTGAAATCAAGCTTGCGACCCCACCCACTCCAGAAACGCCGCGTAATGATCGGATTCTCAATCACCGCAGCCGCCACACCAGCAGCAACCGCTACAGACAACGGCATTTTTGGCACCCAGATGTGCGGCTTAGATGGCACGAATACCCCAGAAAACAGTGACTCCCATTGCCTTGGCACATCTTGCCATCCGCCATAACCCACCTGATACAGGCCGGGCATAAGATGATCCCGGATGTTCTCAATAGCAATGGGCATTACACGCCCTTGGCTTGCTTCTTGATGCCCTGGAACGATTCGCCGCGCGACACAGAACCGGCCAGAGCACGCAAATGCTCGATCTCATCCGCAGCCTCGCGCATGGCAGCAAGAGTCTCGGTTTGATCAAGGCGCCGATCCTCACCATCAGGCGTTTTGGTGACGAGCCAGCGCGGATTACGCAATCGTGCAATTAAATCCATCATTTGGACAGTTCCTCCTGAATGGCAAGTTCGCTAAGCGCAGCGAGATCATTCTTACGCTCCGCAGCCTCCATCTCTGCCACCTTGGCACGGCCGCGATCTGTGACCTTCACAGCAAAGCCGAGCGTTGGACGTATCTGCGGCCCAGGCTCGCCGGCAAAGACTGCACCTTCACAGAGTTGGCCGATGACGCACATGCCTTTGGCAGAAAGACGATCAAAGACAGACAGCTTGTTATCCTTGAGGTAGCTTCCGAGCTTTTCCTTTGTGCCGATCTTGTAGAACCAGCCCTGACGATCGGCATCCTTCAACCGCAGTAGCACTTTCACCTCATCATCCTCAAGTTGACCATCGAACTCAACCAGAGTGTTGTTGCTACTCTTCGAGCGCTGCGCATTACGCATCGCGGTTGCGAGGCGATCGTGGGCCTCTGTGAAGTTCAGATGCTCACGCACGAAAGGATCATTGCGCCGCTGGTGCATGGCTTGCTCGATGGCCTTGATGGCGCCAGTCGTCATCACGAGGCGTTCGAGGTCGGCAAGATCAACGGTGACGGCTGTCATTTCAGTTCCCCAATTACCCTGCCTATCTCAATTAATCCCAACTCTGTCCACGCCTCGTCACTCACCGCATGAAGGTAGAATACTTCTCTGGCACGATCAATGTTCGGTGCATTGTCACGACACGCCGGCCACAGGACCTCCAAGTCGATCCTGCGCCGACGAGCGTTGATCTTGCGGACAAGCCACTGGATCATTCCAACC